TGTCATCTTCTTCCATTTGAGAACGCGAAAGGTCTTTGGTAGTTTGAATAGCAAGCTGGAGACCTCGAATCCTGCCTACTACTTCCCGGTATTCGGAAAAGTCTTTAGCTCCCCCGTTTGCCAGAAATTGGGTCGAGGAGGAAACATCCTCCCCGTATTTCATTAAAAGCACGTCAAAGACGGATTTGGCCATGGATTACCCCTTATTGCCCGGCGCTTTGGGCTGTTGTTTTGGTGTGGCTAACACCTTGAGTGCATCAAGTTTCAGACGTTGCTGAATTTGAGAATTTTGTGTCGCAACGCGATTGGCTTCCTTGTCGGCCTCGATCTTGACGCGTTCTTTCTCCATGACAAGTTTTGCTGCGGCAATGTCGGCATCGGTCTGGTCTTTCTGAGCCTTGCGAGCGACCTCCATCTGCTGCACCTTGACCTTGGCCTGCTCCAACTGGAACAACGGGTCTGCGGCCTGCTGCTGGGCTTGCGTTTGTGCAGCCTGCTGCTGGTGTTGCTGGGCCAACTGTTTGCCACCATCGGCAATGAGCTTGGACAACTGAACCTCGATGTCTTCTGGCAATTCTTCGTTTGGCGGCGGCAAAGTAACACCAAGGCGTTCTTCCATCTGTTTGCGGTAGCTGAAACCCAAGTGCTCGGCAATGTGTGCTTGCAACGAGGCCATGATCTGCTGAGCTTGTGGGTTCTGGCCAATCGTCTGTGCAATCATCGGGTCTTGCATAAACGACGTGTGGGTCGTGATGTGTGCCTCATGATCTTGGTAAATAAACGCCTTCATTGGCTTGCCCACCAACGCTGACATGTTTTCAGACACTGGGTCACGTGGCTTCTGATCTTCGCTCGTTGGCACAATCTTGTCAGCGTTTTTAACCCCCAGCACCTCAATCATCTGGCGGTGCAAGTAGGGCAGGTCATAAATCTGGGGTGCAGACTGCGACATCTGGAACACCGCTTGATACTGCACCACACGTTGCGCCATCGTGCTGCTGTTGGGGTCGCTGACGGGGATAACATCCACCATCGCGTAGTCCATCTTGCGAGCTTTGGCCAGACCTGTCTCGGGTTGGTAGCCGTAATTCTCAGGCGCTTCTTCCGCAATAATTTTCTTCAAAAGCTTGAACTCTTGCTTCATCGCATAGTGCACACGCGCCTGCACCGCCGCCATGGGCTTGAGCGTGCGCTCCAACAGCGCCAGCGTGGTGCCCACGGGCGCGTTTGCGCTCATGTCCGACACGTTCATGTCGCTGATTGCACCGAGGCGACGGCCTTCTTCCGTAATGCGCTGTAACAACGCAAGCAGTGTCTGGCTTGGCTCCTTGTAGGGGAGCATCATGATGTTGTCTTTGATAGACCCGCTGGGCACGTCTACATCACGAAACTCGCCGGGGGCAATCGGCGTATCGTCGCCCTTGACGCGCAACCCACGAGCCTTGAGGCCACCGGGCAAGTTAGACAGCGTGCCTGCATCCACCAACTGACGGATGATTGAGGTGCCTGCGCGTGCGTAGCCACCGATGATGTGGATTAGCCCCAGACCATAGAAGCCAAAGCCGGGCACATATACATAGTGCACGAAGTGGTCATCTTTAAGCCGCAGCGGGTCTTCTTCCTCCCAGTTGCGACGCACGGCCAGCACCTCAGTTGTCCCACGGTCAATAGTTACAACGTATGGCTTGGGCAGGTCATCTTCCTCGTCATCCACGCCATCAATCAACATGTCAACGCTAATCTCTAACAGTGTGTACCGCTCGTCGTTCTGGATTGTGTACCCACCTTCCTCGGCCTTTTTCTTCTCCACATCGGTGGGGAACGACTGGGGGTCACCGAGGTCAATCTCGCGGTAGAACCCGCTGGCCATCAGCTTGTCCATCTCATTCTTTGTCTTGCGCATCACGTGAGTAACACGTTCCGCCGTCTCAATGTGCGACGCACCATATGGCACGATGACATCTTCTGCTGGGAGATAGATAGAGACTTGACGGCCCAGCAGCGGATCAAAGTACACTTTCTTGAACGCGCTACCCGCAAGGCCCAAGCTGTACAGCATGCGTTCGTGCTCAGGCCGGTACTCGACCATGCGCTCTGTCAACTGATAGTTCATGTCGTTCTTGACACGCTCAGCAGCTTCTTCCTTCTCCTTTGTCACCTTGCCAAGAATTTTTGTCTTGACCGGGCCAGCAGCAGGAAATGTCTCGCTCATGGTCTCCGCTTGGAACCGTATTGCTGCCTCGGCCAGCACGGTTGAGTACACACCACAGGCGTCGTCCCACGGCTCGGTGCGTTCTTCATACTTGAACCCCAGCACCTCCAGACCCTTGACGAATGTGTCAGCCCAGTCTTTGCGAGCCACCATGTCAGCTTCAAACTACTCAACCAAGTCGCTGGACAGAGAGTGCAGCTTGCCCTCATCAATGTGTTCCGCAAGGTTAGATTCAAAGTCAGACTCGTTGGCCTCGTCAGCCTCGTCCGTGGTCTCCCCCATGGTGATCTCTGCACCGCCATCCGACAGCATATTGACCGAAGACTCCTCGTCCATCTCAATGCTGTCACCTAAACTCTCTAACCCTTGTGGTGCTGAATACAGCCCCTTACTCATCGAATCTGCTACTGCCATGATTTATCCTTAGTAGTACCCGCCATGGCGGGATTTAAAGTATCTGATTTCGTCAGGTTCATCGGAAGGTAAGCGAATAAACCCACCCTGACGGAACCGCATAAGCGCCATCACCGTTGAGTCCACCAAGTCATCGTTACTCATGAACGGAAACCCTGCGATTTCCTCCACGACCTCCTCGGCCCAACGGGTATCTGGCACCCAACATAACCCAGAGCGCACGATGTCTGCCACGGAGTTTAACCGTGCCAGCTTGTCACCGCTACCCCTGTGCGGAGTAAATTCCCCCACGGGTATTCCTGTGCGCCGCATTTCTTGGTAAAGCTGTGTACCTGCGGATTTCTTCTCCACAATGAACGCGTCGGGCTCCCACTCCTTGTACTCGGAGTACGCAAGTTCTTTAAGCTCGGGAAACTCCAGACGTTTCTTAATCGAGTTGAGCAGGATGATGTTGTATGCACCTACCGTGTCGTTCATAAACACGCCCCACGTAGTCAGGGCGGTAAAGTCAGCCCGGTTGTGACTCTCGGCTGCCGCATCTAAACTCATGATCACGTACTCACATTTTGGCGGGTCTTCCTTTTCCCACAGTTTCCACCAGTCCCGCTTGACAACTGACGCTTCTTCGGCGGTGGGGTTCTGTTGATACTGCGCGTTCCACTGAAACGTAGGCATCGACGCCTTAGTTCTTAACAGCGCCTTCATGTCAAAGAACTCGGGCCACAACGATTTCTGCACGATGCTGCCGTCAGGCTGCTCAGTATCTACGATGGCCGGAAACTCAATCACCTCATACTGATCAGAACCCTCGTTGGCCCGCATGTCATTGGTAACACGTCCTGTCAGGTCGTTCTGGTGCCAGCGAGTTTGGACGATTGCAACTCGTCCACCCGGCATAAGTCGGGTACGTGCACCGTAGGTAAACCACTCGTATGCTCTGTCAAACACGTCAAAATTGCCATTAATAATGTCTTGCTCGTTATGGGGATCATCAACAAGCAGCAAATCAGCACCACGGCCAGCCAAAGCAGAACCGACGCCGCAAGCGAAATATTCTCCACCGGCGCTTGTGCTCCAGCGTCCCGCGCTTTTAGAGTCTGCGGCAAGTCCGACGTTGGGGAAGATAAGTTTGTAGTCACTTGAGTCAATAATGTTTCTAACCTTGCGGCCAAAGTCCACGGCAAGGTCTGTGGTGTGCGAAACCATCAGCACCTTCTTGTTTGGGTATTTCCCTAGAAACCAAGCCGGGAAATAGATAGACACCATTTGCGATTTGCCGTGTCGTGGTGGCATATTTACGCACACACGATCCTTGTTCCCTTCGGCTATAGACATGAGTAAGTTGGCCAGCCTGCGGTGGTGCTTACCCACAATATAGTCAGGCTGCATGTGCTTGCAAAACTCAATCAGGTCGTCAAAACATGCCTTGGCCGTCTTGCGTCCGCCAATAATGTCGGCAATTTTCTCAATCTCAGCCTGTTCTTCAGGGTCATATGCACCGAGGTTGTCCAGCATTAGCTGAATTTCCGCCTCAGTAAAATCATCTGGACTGAGAAGAGCGGCTTCAGTCATCGAAACTCTCGGATTCTGGTTCAAACGCGGCTGGCTGTGCTTCGCGAGCGGGCTTTAGCCCCATTTCTGCGTCTACGTCGATGATATCGCCCCCGATCTCAATTGCATCGGTGGCCATATTGGGTTTTTGGATGAGCCTTTGGAGCTTGGCACGCAACCGCGCCTTCAATTCGTCCGTTGACTGGTGGGTAATCGTCACTTCTGAGCGATCTGAGAACAAACCCACGTCGCTGTGCTTGCCCAAAAGCTCCAATGCGCGGATTCTGATGCGTGGGTCAGGGTTTTGAGACTCTTCCAGCAGCCGGTTAGTCACCATGTGGCGCACCTCAACGGCGTGTGTGACCACAGCCCTGCCGTATTCGTCGAGATATGAACGAATACTTTTGAGCGATGCGGGGGTAAGGCCGGATGCCTGCATGTTTGATGCAGCCACGCTCGTGTTGTGTGGATTGCTGGCGTACGCCATAGTAAGCGTAGCCGCAGCTTGAGCATCTTCCTCGTCGGGTTCTTGCACCTCCAGTCCATGTTCTTCTAATAGAAGAACGGAACGGCAAGCAGCCTCGGCCCTTTCTCGCAGGTCGAAGTATGGGATGTCAGGAAGAATTTCCACCCCAAATTCTGGCGTAAGTTCAAGTGTCATTGTGCGCAAGTCCTTGTAGACTGATATGTAATAGTAACTGATTTCTGGAAGCTGTCAAACTGGGAGTCTACGTAAGTATCCTAAAAGATGTTATTGGAAGTATTACTACGTGGGGGTGTAAAAAATTTTTGTGGTGTACATATTTTTTTGAGGGTGGGGGGTTTGCTGTATAGCTGGATAAATATACAGGTATGCCAAGTCCAATTAGCGGGGGTGGGGAGTATTTGTTTGGAATAGCATACCTACACAGCCCTAGGGACTCCTAACCATACAGCGGGGGGTGGGGTACGGGTGGGTCGCCCATAGGGTCATATGCGCTTTGCC